TGGTCGGAGCTGACCCGGGTCACGCGCCATATACGGTCGGGTATAATATCGCCCTTCAAATAGACCACATCGTCCAGACGGTATTTCGGTACAACGTTGGCATATTTTTTATAATTATAGTCTTCTTCTGCCAGTTCGGGGTATTTTTCGCGGTCCTTTTCGCGCTGTTTTCGGAGTTGCTCTTTCCGATGTTTTGGCATAGATGGTGCTATGGGTCGGGCTGATGCCTGTGGTTTTGGCGGAGACATTTCCGGTGTATGGCTCGGCGGAAAAGGGGGTGTATGGCTCGGCGGAAAAGGGGGTGTATGGCTCGGTGGAAAGGGGGGCGTATGGCTCGGCGAAAGGGGCGACGGATATACATCCGAAATACCCGGAATAAAAACGGGACTGCCCTCGGCGTAATCGGGCGTCTGGGCCTGATATGCCGGACTCACATTGGCATATTCCGGACTATAGGGATAAGCGGCCTCCTCCGGTGGCGTATCTTTCCGCTTCTCCGCCTCTTTCAGACGCCGCTGTATTTCGGCCACCACCTCCTTCGGTGTTATTTTCGTCTTCAACATCAATTTATCGATATTGTTAGAATACGACATGTTCTCCAATTGTTGGATATTGTCGTCGGTAATAATCCGCATCTGAACATTCATGGTCTGCAACTCCTGTATGAATAATTTCATTGTATAGGGAATGGCAATAATACTGAAATTGCGGCCGAACCGCGTAATATGCTCCAGGTGCATTTCGTGGTCGGTCTCGCCTCCCACGGTCACCGTCGAATTGATTCGTATAGGACCATCCGCCATCGGACTCATGAAAATATTCTTCGAGGGATTGTATATTGCGACCATACCCGTCTGATTACATATGGCAATATGATATTTATCACCGCGCTCCATCATCGATTCGCGCAAGAAATTCGATATTCCATGTGATATAACCGTATCGCGCTCCATCTCGCCAATGCGCAGACCACCGTCATTCGCCCTGCCACCCACCGTTTGACGCGTTAGAGCGGACCTAGGTCCTAGGGCGCGATAATTGACCTTGTCCTTCACCATATGTTTCAGACGCATGTAATAGGTGGGACCAATGAAGATTTCCGATTCGATTTGCTCCCCCGTCATTCCATTGTATAGGACATCATTTCCGGAGGAATGGAAGCCGACTTTAGGCAATAGTTCGCCGAATACCCCTATTTTCGACCCCCGATTACTGAATCCCGTGCATTCACCAAAGGCACCATACATGGCACATGCCTTACCCGTCAAACATTCGACCAGTTGCCCAATCGTCATTCGCGACGGTATGGCATGGGGATTGATTATAATATCGGGTCGGAGACCGTCCTTCGTAAAGGGCATGTCGCATTCGCGAACGACTAAACCAATTGTCCCTTTTTGACCCGCGCGAGAAGCCATTTTATCGCCAATTGCGGGGATGCGCTCTTCCCGAATACGAATCTTAGCAATACGCTCCCCCTCTTCGCCCTCGGTAATGAATGCCCGGTCGACCACGCCCAATTGCCCCTTCTTAGGTCCGATAGACCCATCGACCCGCCGGTCCTTGTCCGACGAAGTGGTCATTCCGACTAAGATGGTTTTATCATTGACCGGCGTATTTTCGCGTATAAGACCGAATGCGTCGAGTTGACTATAGTCATATCCCGGTTTAGTCCCCACCACATTGACCGCGGTTTCAATATTGGTGAATTTCTTGTCGACCACTACATCCCCCGTTTTACTACTCTCTTCGTGACTCTCATAGGAAGTATAATACGTGATACGGAAAAGACCGCGTTGGAGTGCCCCCTCATTCACCAACATCGCGTCTTCCACATTATATCCGGTATAACACATAATCGCCACAATGGCGTTTTGCCCGTAGGGGTTCTCTTCTTTGTTAATATAGTCCAAATATCGCGATTTTACTAGGGGCACGTGACCCGAATTGAGTACCACCGCCGCCTTGTCCATCCGCATCTGATAATTGGTATGGTATAGAGAGACCGCCTGCCTGCTCTGGCCACAGGAAAACGAATTACGCGTCACTGGATTGTTCTCGGGGAAAATGATTTGATTGCACATGACGCCATAAGAGAGCGATTCGTGTATTTCGGAATGGGTATAGGCCGACGATACGGACACATCGGAAAATCCCGGCGTCCCCTCGAAAGAGGGGGGATTTAGGGCAATCAGTGTATTCTCCGTTTCACTGACATCGATATAGTCAATAATGGCCTTTTTAGCGAGAAATCGGTCCAACTTCGCCGGATTCGTCTCCGATTCGACCCCCTGATACAATTCATGTAAATCGTATATCCGATTGCTCAATAATGGGTCGAAATCGTCGACCTTTCGGTCATTGAATCCCGAAACCAATTCCCCCCAGGTAAAATCGTCGTCTTCTAGGCGTTTCATTAAATCGGCCTTTTTATAGGATATTTCGCCGGTCAGTTCGTCCCGGTAGAAGACGGGGCGGCAGAGCCGCCCCTCGTCACTATACACGAAAATAGTATTGGAATGACTCTCGAATGTAATACTAGTCAATAGAGGTATAAGAGCATTCCGCCGGAATAGTTTCATCTTAGAAACGACCTCTATAGGAGTCGCCACTGCCCCCGCCCAAAGGCCATTGACGAATACCTTGGTCATGGTCGCCAATACACGTGGCCCGCATTCCTCGACCAATTTCATCGCCGTCTTTTCGCGTAACCATTCGATAATATCGGCGCGAGAGGTTTTCCGCGAAATCCGGGTACTGATTGCCAATGTTTTATGGAGACCAATATTGCCGCCATCGGGGGTGTCAATGGGGTCTATAATACCCCATTGTGTACTATGTAGGAGACGTGGGCCCACAATTTTCGCGGTGGGGTCGAGCGGCAGGTTCGTCTTACGCAAATGACTAATGGCCGAATTGAACGACAGGCGGTTCAAATCTTGGATGACCCCAATACGTTTGGTATGTGTATAAGCGCCCCAGTTGCCCTTGAATGCCTTTTTGAATCCCTGGTCGACCGCTTTTGACTCGCGCAATACCTCGCGATAATTCTGCTCAATGAGCCCATATAAATTGTTCTCATACAATCCCTGATTATAATACAGGTGTTGCTCGAAAGCTAGATGAATCTCCTTCTGTTGTATCGAATAATATTCGCGGAATAGGTCGTATAGGAGCGAGCCCACTATTTCGAGACGTTTGTATTTATAATTGTCGCGGTCGGTCTCGGGTTCGGTGCCGATACTGACCGACAGGAGTCGGAACACCATATATCCTAAATAATACGCTTTTTGGACATAATTGACCTCGCCAATATGGGGGAGGAAATAATCTGAAAGTATTTCGAGTGCGTGGGCGACGGTTTTCCCCTTGGTCAATGTGGCAATATATTTGAGTGCGGTTTGTTGATTGTATATGGAGCCTGCATCGTGGACCGATGGGATAAAGAGGTCAATCATATGTGCGTATTTTTCTAAATCCAATAGACACATTTCGATGATTTCTTTGTCGGAAATGAATCCGAGAGCGCGAAATACGATGAATAGGGGGACGGGTTTTCGCACATTCGGTATATTGACAACGACCTGATTATTTGTATATTTTCCGGGGGCGACAATTTTCACTGAGAAAGTACGGACGGGTTTAGCCACATTTTCACTGACCGACCGAATTTCCCCCGAAAAGGAGTATTTGTCGTCGTCTTTCAATTTGCGGAAATAGAGCATATTATCGCCGAACTTTTCTTGGGGAATCACCGTTTTTTCTTTGCCGTCGATGATGAAATATCCACCGGGGTCATTTCGGCATTCGCCCGCACCGAATCGCATTTCTCTCGACATGCCGTTTAATATACAAAATTCGGATTGGACCATAATGGGGAATTTACCAAGATAGACTTGGGGAATAGTGATTACACGGCGTTGTATATTGCTTCCGACGAGGGATTGGGCGGTGGCTTCTCGAATCATGGCGGCAATTGAGGGTGTGAGCTCGACGTCGACTTTCTTTCCGCGCTTCTTGGGTTTTTTTACAACGGGGGCGCCTTTTCCCGAGCCACCCGCATAGACAGGTTCGTCTGGTTCTTCTGAACCGTCTGGTTTTTCTGACCTATCGACCACTTCCTCTTCTTCGTCGCCGTCTTCGTCGCCACCAATTTGCTCACCATCGCCCCCAATGACTGTGGGTGCCTCTCCGGGCTCTAAGATGTCAATATATTCAATATCAATATCATAATGGATGGTCATTCCATAGGTCATATTTCTTAGACGCGCCTCGTTCGGAAACATATAATGCGCATTCCCCGTGTCATATATCACCGGTTTACCGAAATAGATTTTACTCCCATCCTTCCCCCCGAAATACATAATACATTTAGAGCGATAATCGTCAATGGTGGGGTCGAATCGGGATGAAATCGTCAGGGGATTTTTATCGCGGAATATCTGGTGAATCCCCGATTTAAAGAAATCATTATAGGAATCGATGTGATGACTGACTAAACCTTGGGGATTATCGCGAAAATGGGAATCTATGATTTTCCAAATAGCCGAATTATCCATTATAGTAATCTATAAAATTAGACTATATATATTTTCTGTTTCTATAATATAATGGCGAATCTTAACGACCAACTTTTCGGCCCTCTTAGCAAGAAATATTGCATCTATTTCTACTACCTTTCCGTCATCGGATTCATTCTCCTCCTTTTAGTCCTGGTTTCCAGCATCTATATTGCGGTGACTATGAAGAAAATGGGGATTTTCACCTTCCAGATGGTCTTAGTGGCGCTCAGTTACTTCATCTTCTATTTCCAGAATCGGCTCTTGTATTCGATGTGTTTGAATTCACTATAAACTAAGCGCGCGTTTCGGCCGCGCCGTAAAAATACAAAATATTATATTATGGATATTTTGTATTATAGCAATTATTGCAAGCATTCTCAGAAAGTATTACAATATTTAGTAAAAGGTGGAATGAGCGAAAGCCTCAATTTCATTTGCGTCGATAAGCGGGTTCGCGATGCAAATAATAATCAATTGTATATTGTATTGGAAAACGGTAAGCGCGTTACTATGCCGCCGAATATTCAGAGTGTCCCCGCCCTCCTCCAAGTAAAGAAGAACTATAGTGTTATTTTAGGCGATGATATTATCGCCCATTTTGGACCGCAGGTCGAAAATAAAGTCGCCGTCGCTCATCGTGGTGGGGGTGAGCCCATGGCATTCCAGCTGTCGCCCTCAGGTGGCAGTAATATCGTATCGGAGCAATATACAATGTATAATATGACGTCGGACGAGCTGAGTGCCAAGGGGAATGGCGGCAGGCGACAGCTGTATAATTATGTCCCGGCCACTCACGATACGCTTACTATACCCACTCCCCCCGATAATTACCAACCCGATAAAATATCGTCGAATGTCACGGTCGACGGATTGCAACAGAAGCGGAATGCGGACATCCAGCCTTCCGCGGCAGCTTCATTCATCTAAGAAATCTGGCAGGCCCCGCCCCACCCCGCCCACAAAATGATTTTGCGGATAAACCATTTAGATAAATCGATTGTATATTTTATAGCATAATATGACAGACAAAACCACTATTTCCAGGGCATTCAATACCCATTTTTTCGAGCTAATGGATGATATTGTATCTATTTTCCCCGACAACAATGAAATTTTATCGGCAAAGGAGTCCTTTTTATTTATTAAACGCGGCAATCCGACGATTATTATCAAAGCCTGGTATTTGC